TTACATGTAACGAAGTTCAAGACATGTATTTAAGAACTAAGACATGTATGCGTAATTACATCTTATCCGCCCCCTTTCTTGGGGGACGGGATGTAATTACACATCATGTATGTTTATAGGTTCATATTAAGTTTGACACATACCTCCCACTACGGTACGGTAGTGTTCACAAAATCCTTTTACTGGTACAGGAATGACAACAAAATACAGTCAACGGTACGGAGACGCTCCCAGCTCACGAAAAGATAAGGGGAACATGACTACAAAGTCTATTGATATCGCCCGTGCAGTTGTTATGAGTCCTGAGTCAAGTTACAGGAAGCTAGCTGTCAGGTTCGGGGTATCCCCACAGAGAGTAGGGCAGGTAGCCCGTAGATTAAATGTTGCGAGATTTAAAAAGGCAGGAATGCAAGAGGAATAAAATGGCTAAAGAACCCACGCCAAAGGTTACCAAGGCTCTTCAGGATGCTTTTCTATCTGCGTACACTATCGTGGGGTCTGTTAAGAAATCAATAGAGGCCGCTGGTATAGCCAGAGGAACTGTGTATAGCTGGACATCCAGAGACACGTATGGTTTTAGGGAAAGGTACGAGCTTGCAAAGGAAGACTTCCGCGACTCCTTGCAGGACATGGCCATAGACAGGATTAAAGGACAGAAGCCCGGAGATAACCCGGTGCTTTTAATCACATTACTTAACGCTCACTGGCCTGAGAAGTATCGAAGAACAGGATACATGCCCGACAGCGCAGCTAAAGAGATCATGGGTGAGTGGAAGAAGTGGGTCAAGGACAGTAAGAAGCAGGCCAAGACCAAGGATGAGGTTTCTGACCAAAGCAACGCGATAGAAGAAGCGGAGCGTATCCTTGCTAAAAAATCAAAACGGAAATCAGACTGATTTCTCTATATCGGAATACATATTCTCCCGACTTGAGTTTGTCCCTACGCCTTTGCAGGCAGGTATACTTGGGTCACGTAGTAGGTTTTCCCTTGTAGCTGGTGGCGAGCAAGCCGGAAAGTCCATGGTAGCAGCGAAGTATCTGGTCTCTAGGTTTCTTGAGACAGAAGAGGAAGGACTGTACTGGCTGGTTGCTGCTGATTATGAGCGAACCCGTGCCGAGTTTGAGTATCTGGTAGAGGACTTTGGGGCGCTTGGTATACTGGCAGAGGTATCTAAGAGGGTAGATCCCGGCAGAATAATTCTGGCCGACGGAACAAAGATAGAGACCAAGTCAGCCAAAGACCCAAGAACTCTTGCAATGAGAGCGCCGGACGGGATACTGGGATGCGAGGCAAGCCAGCTAGACCTAGAGACATACCACAGGCTCCGTGCAAGAGTCGCGCCTAAGAGGGGATGGCTCTTCTTGGCTGGTACGTTTGAAGGTTCTCTTGGATGGTATCCACAGCTATTTACTTCATGGCAACTAGGGAATGACGACGAGAAGTCTTTCTCACTTCCGTCGTACTCAAACACACACCTGTATCCAAAAGGAGCAAAAGACCCGGAGATACTAAAGCTAAAGGACATGGCATCGGACGAGTTCTTCATGGAGCGTATACAGGGAGTACCGTGTCCTCCTGTCGGGCTTGTGTTTGGAGAGTTTAGAGCAGATATACACGTAGATGAAAATATAGAATACGTGAAGGGAGAGCCAGTATACTTGTGTATGGATCCCGGTTATGCGGGAGCGTATGCAGTAGAGGCAATACAGGAGATCAACGGACAGATATGCGTGTTTGATGAGGTGTATGAAAAAGGACTTACAACTGAAGAGATAATTACCATTACTACTAATAAGCCATGGTGGGAAGATGTAAATTCAGGAGCTATAGATATAGCAGGATACCAACATCAGGCAATGTCTGCCCCGGCAGAGATGTGGATGGACAAGACAGGATTGTATCTGGACGCACAGAAGGTCAGGATAAACGAAGGAACAGAGAGATTAAAGAGTTTTATGAAGATAGACGCAGTTACGTCCAGACCAAGAATAGCATTTGCCCCCAGATGCCACGGGATACTGTCAGAGTTCGGGACGGTGCCGAACCCCCATGACGGACAGACAAGGGCATACAGGTGGAAGACTGACCGCGACGGAAATATTTTTGGAGACCAGCCGGAAGATAAATACAATCACGCAGTCAAGGCAGTGATATATGGTCTGGTCAGCAAATTTGGATACGGTGTTTTAAACAGCAGGGAATTTATCAAGGTTAAAAGGCACTAACAGAAATGGCAAGACTAAGGCCGGAAGATATCATTGACAAGGTAGACTCTCACTACGACAGCACCCAGAGCCTGCGGGACAGGATGGATAAGGATCACAAGCTATATAAGCTAGACCCATACGATGCGGGAGATGGGTATAAGTCATATACATCGAATGGGCCACAGACATATGCGGACAAGGTAGTCTCATGGCTTACTGCCGCCGATCTGATAGTAAGGATACCGCCTAATGGCAATCCCAGAAATAGCCGCGATATTAACAACGATAAGGAAAGGTTCATCATAGGTTCACTTAGATCAGCAGACGAATCTCTGGTGAGAAGGTTGTCTCCTACGTTAAAGAGCCAGATAGCATGGTACATAACGCTCAGAGGATGGTATGCGGGCAGGGCTTTACTGGTAAAGAACGGAGAAGGCAAAACATCCATAGACATTACACCATGGGATCCTATGCATTCCCATTGGGGAGTAGGAAGTGATGGACTGTCATGGGCATGTTATCGAATAAAGAAAACCAGAGACGAGATAGAATCTCAGTACAACGTAAAACTTGGAGATGTAAATACAGACGATGACGGTGTATGTGTTTATGACTACTATGACAGGGAGTACAACACTGTAGTTATTCCCGGCAGGTTCATTAAGAAGAGGACACCTCACGGGGCAGAAGGTCATGTGCCTGTGTTTATTGGCCCGGTAGGGTCTACTCCTCTTGTTCAGACACTTGAGTGGTCTTCCATAGAAGACACGCTTGAAGACTATGGCGAGTCCGTGTTTAAAAGCACCCGTGAACTATACGAGAATCATAACTTTATGATGTCCGTGATGCTGGAACTTACCGCAAGATCAAGAAAGCAGGGGCTTAAAGTAAAAAGCAGAGACGGCACAAAGACACTGGATGAAGATCCGTATCAGGAAGGAACCGAGATATCTCTAGGACAAGGAGAAGATATTGAACCTCTTGGTCTTCTTGAACTATCCAGAGAGACCGGGGCATTCATGGGTCTTGTATCTGGGGAGATGCAGAGAGGGTCTATTCCGCATACAGTCTATGGAGAGATACCGTTCCAGTTATCTGGCTTCGCGATAAACACTCTGCGTCAGGGAGTTGAGTCTGTTCTTGTTCCAAGGGTTATGGCAATGGAAAGGGCATATGTACAGATAGCAAACTTGTTATGTGACCAGTACCAGTCTGGTGCTTTTGAGGCAATGGAACTTACAGGACAAGACAATAACAGGATGTACTTCTCAGAAAAGATAACGCCGTCAAGAATAAAAGAAGGCGGCGATCCTGAAGTAAAACTGGTAACCCGACTTCCAGAAGATGATATGTCGAGATACGGAATGGCACAGATTGCACGGGAAGGCCCAACACCTCTGTTGCCGGATCTATGGATAAGAGACAACATACTTGGCATACAGGACTCAGACCAAGTAGAGGACGCAGTCAAGGAACAGATAGCAGAGAGAACATTGCCGGAAGCGGGTATATGGTCTCTATATCAGGCAGCGGTAAAACAGGGCAGACAAGACTTGGCAGAGCTATATTTTGGGGAGCTTGTGTCTATGCTCTTTGCAAAAGCAAAGCAAATGGCGCAAACTATGGGGGGCGGCGTTGGCCCTCCAGCGGGAACTCCCTCTCCCGGCCCCGGGATGGTTCCTCCTCCGGGCATGGAAGGCCCGCCGCCCATGCCTCCTCCTAATGTTATGCCTCCAGCTATGGCAGGTATCCCTCCTACTCCTCCAGCACCGCAACAGGTTTCTTCAGTGGCACCGGGACAACCAAGACCGGGAGCGCAGGGGGATGAGGAAAGACTAAGAAGAATAGGGCTGGCAGGCCCAAGAGGATAATAAATGGCAATACAAAACCCAAATACAATTGATGAAGAGAGAGTAATATCTGCATTTGGAATGCTGCCCAATATAGCAATGAGCGGCCCGGATGTTCTCATGTCAGTGAATGATTTCCTTGCAGGGGATGAGCAGGCACAGGGGAGAGATCTTACCAGTATGGCAATGGCGGCAAGATCAGGAACGCTGCCTGAGATGCCGTTTAAGATAACAACTCAGGACAGTATATTTAACCGGGTTATGGACGAGACCCAGAATCCAATCTTAGCAGCAGATGCTGCCAGACAAGAGGTGAACTTTAATCTGGAAGCAGAAGAGCTAAGAAAAATGAAGACTGCTGCAACAAGTCCTGATAGCAGGGCGAATATGGCTTTCGACGCCATGACTTCTGAATACCCGGAATCTATATACCTTCAAGACCCTTCTCTTTCAGGTATGTTTGCAGAATCGTTTGGCATAGATAAAAGCAGTATTGAGTCAAAGCTGGCCCAGTCATCTTCGGATATAGATAGGGAAAAGGAAGCAGAAATGTTTCCGGGGATACAGTGGCGCTCTGGAAGTAAAGACAAAGACACGGAAGAAACTCCAGAAGGAATAGAGGAAAAATTAAATAAAATAATTCAAGATTATTTTAAAAGAGGAGATACAAGTCCTGAAGAAGAGATAAAGGTCAGGCAAGAAATAACTGATATATATATAGCCAGTGGCTTTTCTGCTGAACAGGCACAGGCTATGACGATAGAAAAGTGGGATGAATATGACAAGATAATGTCACAAGCGGAAGGGAAAGGCGCGGATTTTTTCGCTCCCGGCAGTGCTGAAGGCAGAAGCTCAATAAGTAAGGAATCTATAGAGGAGAATCCCGGTACTGGATGGAACTCATTTAGAACACTATTTGACAGGGATCCTGATCCTTCTAGTGTTATCCCGCATATTCAGTATGCCCTACAGACGTATGACCCAAGGATGCAACACAGAGTAGTTACGGCAAAAGCTCTGGGGACTGCAATGGACAGACCGGGAATCGCAGACAGGGTATCAGACATGTACAATCTTTCTCTTGGAAAGTTTGTCCTAGAGATAGTTCTGGACAAAAATAATATATGGGGGCCGGACTATGCCGGGAGTGTGAATAACAAGAGATATGACGAATGGCTATCAGATATGTATTCAAGTTCACCGTCTAGTATATTTAACTTGAAAGATATAGACCCTGACAATAATTATAAAAAACTTGTAGAAGTATCTGCGAATATAAACAGTAAAGAACCAGCATACGACGGATCATATGGAAGCCGTCTGAATATTCAGTATCATAAGGCAGTCAATACTCCGGGGTGGGAAGTCGCGGTAGCACAGGCAAAAGGGAATATTACCGGGGCAGGTATATATGGCAAGTTAAATAAAAAAGCATTTAACAGGCTGCATCAACAATGGATGCACGAGATGTCATATAGGAATCATGCAGAACAGGAAGGGCTTCTGTCGTGGCTTGCAACTAATGTTGGAGGCCCATGGGCAGTTGATGCAAAAGAGACTAAGGGAATAGAGCAGGCAGCAGTCGTTACCAAGAAAAGAAGCCCTATGCCTCCTGTGTCTTCAAGTGTCCCCACAGCGGCAAATATCAACGAGCCTTTAAGTCCTCCTTTATTTGGAAGTGACCAGATAGATACAGCAACTATATCTCCAGCTATGACTCCATTTGGAATTACAGATCCAAGCACAGCACAGCTACCACCACCTTCTCTTGCTCCTCCCCTAGCTCCTAATCTTCCAATGCCAAAAAGTATGTTCGGTGGCGATGAGTTTATGCCTCCAGCACCTATTACTCCACTTGGAATTACAGACCCGAATGCAATACCGATGATGACATCCCCTCTTCCTGTATGGAATAATCCAAATCTATCACTTCCCTTGATGCCTCCACGGATGCCATATCCTGAAATGCCCCCTCTTCCTATGGCTGACCCGTCCGAGGCTATTGCTAACACAATGTTTAGATATTAATATAGAGACTATAAGGAGATAAAAATGGCACTAGTATGGAATCCTATAACTTTTCAGTATGATTGGAGTCCAGATACCACTGTTGGAGGTCTAGGAACAGCAGACCCCAGAGCAGCTTTAGCCGGAACTATAGTTTCAGGACTTCCTTCTGCACAACAATATGGACTGGCAGCAAGGGCAACAATGCCCGGATACACTGACAGACCATATATGTCCAGCATGATAAATAGAATGTATGATCCTCTATACGGACAGTATCTTTCCGGGTATGGAGGTTTCTTAGGAGAGGATGTAGCCCCAGAGAAAACATTTGCACAATGGCTAAGAACGCCTACTGGCGGCATTGCTGCACAACAAGCTGGGGCGGGGCAATCAAGATGGGGCGGACTAACACCGGGAGGAATGATGACAGCAGGAGCGGGAGGCCTTCCAGATCCTGCTCTCGGGGAGAACTGGCAGAATATTATAGAAACAGCAAGATCTTTGGCTCCGGGTTCTGGATACGATCCAGCGAGTGGTGGAATAGCTGATTATGGTAGATGGGTAGATATGCTGCAAGACCCCAGTCAGGCTGCTGCCCTAACAAGCATGGCCACATATGATCCCAGAGCAGGAAGTATATTTGGAAAGCTGAGACAAAAGGGACTACAAAGGAAACAGCAAAGCTATCTGGATCGTAATCCGGGTGCGACTGCTGCTGATTGGCTTGGATATCTTGCTAATCCCGAATCTTCTCTGACAGGAACTCAATGGCAAGTTCCTCTTACTGATGAGTTCACTTCTATGATAAGAGGATAAAGGCATAATAAATGACCACTAACTATGGCAGTAGCTTCTGGAAAGACTATGTACTGCCGTATGCTCCTGAAGAAACATACTTTAGCTCTGCTCCATTTGGAGGTCAGATAACTGCCGCTAACCCATTTGGAGGTAGAGAGGCTTCTGATGTAAATCCATTTGGCAGGGGCTTTTCTCCAGCATCACAGAGCTACTGGGCAGGGCAATACGGCAACGTAATGAATCAGTACCTAGGAGAAGGTGGAAGAAAAATGAGGGCAGGAGAAGATCCTACCACCCTGTCTTTTATGGACTATCTTGAGCAATATCCATGGACTGAAAGATACACGGCAATGAGTCCGTCACTCAGGCCCGGTGGGAGAACGTCTAGGTTCTCACCGTCTACAAGATATGTTTTCTAATGACAACAGGAAATGAAGAACTCAGAAGAACATGGGCTTGGATACGAAAAAGATATCCATCTTTGGATGCTTATGGCGACTCCCCATGGAATGAAAATAACGAGCTAGACGAAGACGCCTATAACGCCTATAAAAAACTAGAGTCAGAATCCAGAGTAGAAAAAGTAAGAGATGTTATAGCCCGGTCTCCACAGGCTATAAAGCCATGGG